CGGGAGACTACCGGCTACGTGAAATCGGACGGCGAGTGGCATATCAACTGTGAGCGCATCCGGGCGACCGGCGCGAAGGTTTTGAGGTGGAAAGAATGAAGCGAGGCGGGTTACTGAAAAACAGACAACTTTATCGCGTTGGCGAAGTAGTCATGGACTCTTGCATCCCACCGAATTCCATTAAGCGCAGTGAGCAACTTAAAGGCCAGGGCGGAAACGTAACGGTTGTGCTGCGCTGGAAGGAGGGCTGATGTCGTCTACAGCTTCGTGGTCCTACAACAAGCCATGCACGATATGGCGCAGGGGTGCAGGCGGTAATGACGAGTGGGGCGATCCTGTCGCCCCATACGAACCGCCTGAAACCATCATGTGCGACTACATCGGCGGCCTGTCAGCAAAGCTCGGGTCAATCGGTAAAGAGGTTGTCGTTAAGAACACCTTCTTTACTGCGTATGCGTTGGCTGATGAGGGCGATTACATCCTGATTGGCGTTAGCGCTGAGCCTGATCCGGTCGTGGCAGGTGCCGATGAGGTTCGTCACGTGACGCGCTGGAACGATACTCTCGACGGCTTGGAAGATGACTGGGCGATAATTACGGGAGTTTAGCCATGGGCATCAAAGTAAAGGGCATCAGCCAGGCGAAGAAAAACCTTAATGCTCTGGTAGGTGATATTCAGGGGAGAAAGGTCGTCAGAGCCATGCAATCAGCTTTGATTATCGGCGGATCTCAGGCGGCGCTCTATACCCCGATCGATACATCAACCCTCATAAATAGCCAGTTCCGCGAGATTACTGTAAATGGCAATCGCGTGACGGGCCGGGTGGGTTATTCGGCTAACTATGCTGCATACGTCCATGACCCAAGCGTACCTCAGAACTTCCGCCGGGCGACGGCAAGGAAGGAGTTTTTAACCAAAGGGTTTGATGATACCCGCAGGCAAATCGACGCGGTAATTAAGAAGGAACTATCACTTTGACCACTCCGATGTATAAGCGTGTTCGCAACGTGCTCGTTGATGCTGGGCTTACTACTGGCTACATCATCCAGTCTTTGTCTTGGGTAGATTCTGGAAAACTAACCGATCGTTTCATTGTCTTCCGCCCAAATGGCGGCACGGCGATAGACCGGGATATGGCAGCTGATTATTACGTTCTGGTTGACGTTATTGCAGGAACGGCTAAGGGCGATAAGGCCAAAGCCGAGGCCGATGTTGAAGCCATTATCGAATATGTGAAAGCCAATCCGATGACAAATCGCTGCCTGGGGCAAATCTCAAATATGGGCGGCATACCATCACCTGTAATGACTACCGAAGGGCGTATGGTGTGGCGCCTGCAATTTGCCTGTCTCTTCGGCGGATAGCTAAAAATCAACATCACACAAGGTCGCTCTGAGCGGCCTTCTTTATTATCAGAAATGAGGTAAGCAACGATGCAAGGCTGCTCCAATAACGAACAACTAATTGGTCGCGCGAAGACGCTGGAACTGGCGTACGGATGCGCTGACATGGTGCCGGAGGAAGGTGACTGGAAGTTGATGGGTCTTCCAACTTCGGCTACGTGGGATTTAAGTCCTGAGGCGCTGACGTCTGATGCGGATAATGGCGGATTCAGTTCAAACCTGATCTCCAGCCTCGATCCAACCTATTCGATTGAAGGTGAGGTGCGTGTTAAGGACCGCACCGACGAATTCGGCGTTCAGCAGTTCGTGAAGTATATCGTTGATGAGGTACGCGCCCGCCGTCAGCCTGGCGTGTGGATGCGTTTCCATTGGGGCGATTATTATCACATCGGCTACATGGTGCCGTCTGGTGCCAGTGATGGTGGCGGCGTAAAGGAAATTGTCACCTACAGCTTTGAGTTCAAGCTGGCAGATGGTTCTACTTTCCAGATCACCGAAGCTGATGGCGATATCGCGGTAACAGGCGTGACGGTTACACCAACCAGCAGTTCTATTGCGGCTGGTTCAAGTACAACGTTCACCGTGAACATTTCCCCAGAAGATGCTGACAATAAAGTATTTACTGTCACTTCATCCGTGCCAGCTCGCGCTACGGTGGCTTTCTCAGGTAGTACCGTAACTGTATCTGCCCCATCGGGGGCTACGGCGGGAACCGCAGTGATTACTGTCACCACTGATGATGGTGCATTCACGGCAACCCACACCGTAACTGTCACTGTGTAAGCAAAACAAAGGGTAGATCGCTGCCCTTGATTTTGCTTATGGGGGGATAGATGACACCAGTTAAAGAGTTTGGAGAATGCCTTATTAGTGTCGGGGATAAGGACTACTTTTTCCGCCCGTCATTTCTCGCGATATCAAGTATCGGCGATCCGGTAGAAATCGTTCAGACGTTTTACGATCTTTATAATGATGAGGCCGCTAATCTCATCAAGAAGGCTGCCGAATCCTACATTCATTCAGAATATGATAGCCTGCCTGAATATGTAATTCACTACATCAAGAGCGGCATACTAAGCCGTAAGGCGATCATGGCTGCGCATGCGGTTTTGTCTGCATGCTGTGAGGATGATGTAGGGGATCTTATCGGCTGGATGAAGCCAAGTAAAAGCCGGAAGCGCGGATTTATGTGGCGGCAGGGTATTATGTCGCCTCAGGAAATGGTCATTATCGCTCAAAGCTTGATGATGCACGGTGTTATCGGGAAGGGAAACTTACGTAAGCTACAGCGCCACGAATCGAACGAGCCTACCAATGAATTCAGGGCGTCGGATTACATTATTGCTGCGAGAAATCACTTTAACATCAGTAAAGAAGAGGCCGCGCAGTTGACTATGACAGAGTTCCAGATGATGTTGGTTGCTAAATACCCTGAACAGAAGGGGTATACGCGGGATGAGTACGATAGCGCGGCAGATGACTACTTTGCGCGACGTAAGCGCAGGCTGGCAAGGGAGAATCAGAAGTAACCGATCTTCGGTATACCAGCTTTTGAAGTCAATAAATCAACCTTTTCCGTTGCAACTGTGCTATTCCTGGTTAGGATGTTTCCACTTTTACCAATGGGGAATATGGACATGAAGAGGTTAGCCTTGGCATTGCTTGCAGTGGTTTCGTTTGGGTGCTTCGCGGCGGAAGAAATGAGAATTCCAACCGATACCAAAGCCACTTATACAGTCCTCGATAAAGACATTAATGGAAGTATGGCGACAATAGTCACAAAAAGAGTGGGACCTTCCGGGACCATTTTTACAAAGCGCCTTTATGATTGCTCATCATGGACCGTGAAATATTTAGGTGAGGGTGAGTCTCTTGAGCAAATGAAGTCATCAAAATCTGATTCAAGAATGGCGAATATAGTAGAAGGCTCAATAGCAGATTACATAGGCCGAAAGGCCTGTCAGTGAGAATAACCCGCTCCGGCGGGTTTTTTTATGCCCGGAGAAAAGCATGGCCAACAGTGAACAGGTTGGGAATATTGTTTATCAAGTCCAAATGGACGTAGCAGAGCTTATTGAAGCACAGCGTAAAGTAAACGATCGGCTTGATAAAATGGGCTCCAATTTCGACCGAGCATCCGGGTCGGTTAGCCGATTTGAGGGAGCGCTTAATAAAGTAGGAGTGGCGATTGCCGCAGCTTTCACCATCGAGACGGCCAAAAGGCTGATTGCGATTGGTGATGAGATGGCTACCTTGCAGGCCAGGATCACCAGGCTCAGCCCAAGTATTGATACGGCGAAAGAGACTATGTCAGCTCTTTCAGCTATTGCATCACAAACAGGTAACAGCCTTTCTGAAACAGAGCGTTTGTGGGAATCACTGACCACAGCGTTAAAAAGCGCTGGTGCAACTAACTCTCAGATCCTTGCGCTTACTTCGACGCTTCAAAAGATAGGCACTATCGGTGGTTCATCCTCAGAGGAAATGGCTAACGCACTTCGCCAGTTCGGGCAGTCAATCGCCGGCGGCACTGTACGAGCCGAAGAGTTCAACTCCATCCTTGAGAAAATGCCAGAGCTTGCTCGCCAGATTGCGTCTGGACTTGGAATATCGATTGGTGATCTCCGCAAGAGAATGCTGGAGGGCAAGTTAACGGCTGAAGATGCCCTTAACGCTATTCAAAAACAATCCCAGTCTGTTAACGAAGAGTTCGACAAGATGCCTGTCAATATCGACAGGGCGAAAAATAGTCTGGACGTAGCATTTAAAAACGCCATTAACGACATCAATCAGGCGATTGGCTTGACCTCGACCCTGGCGGGGTTGATGCAAAGCGTTGCTGATAATCTTAATTACTACAATAAAAATGTCGGTGATTCTTCCAGAATGCCGAAGCTTATCAAGCTACAGCAAGAATTAAACTCCGAGCTTAAAGATGGTCAGCGCTGGTATGAGACAGACTCCGTATTTCAGACTCGTCGTGCGCAGGCCGCCGTTCAGTTAAAGCAGGTCGAAGGTGAAATTGCTCACATCATAGCTAAAGCAGCAAGTGATGCTAAGAACAACCAAGGGTTCAAGACCGAAACAAGCGGAGACGATGCAGCAACATCAAAGCTGGTGAAAAACTCTGAGCGCAGGCTCGCTCTAGCCAAACTGGAAGGAGAGGCAAGAGCAAGGCTTCAGGCTCAGTATGATGCTGCCGACGCTGGGGTTACGGATCCGAAACGCATCAAGACTCTTCAGGATGAATATGCGGAGACGTACCGAGTAACCGAGGCGAGAAAGGAAAGCAATAAAACTGGCAAGAAAACTGAGGCGCAGTCCGAATCAATTGCAAATAAGCTTGAAAATTTGCGCCAGCAGTCAGAATTGGCAGCTGATTCAACGGAGGAGCTAAGCAGAGAGCAGGCCATATTACGTGCTCAGCAGTCACTGGGTAATTCTGCAACCCAGGAGCAAATCAAAAAGGCCGGTGAATATGCAGCAAAAGCATGGGATGCATCAGCAGCAGCCAAAGGGGTAACAGAAGCACTTAAGGCAATGCCTTTGCAGGCGGAGAATAAATCCTACGCCGAATCCATGCAAAATCTGAAGGCCGCACTGAACGCTGGGAAAATAGATCTCAAGGAGTATAACGCTGCCACGGAGAAAATGGCGATCGAGCACCAGAATAACCTCGCCAAGATTAACGCCCAGGCCACAGTCAATCCGTTAGCTTCTGCCCGAGCCGAAGTTGACCCGGTACAGCAACTGGTGAACGAAAATAACCAGAAGTTAGCCCTGATGCAGCAATATCAGCAGCAGGAACAGGCGATACTCCAGCAAAGTTACCACAAAGGGAAAATAAATTACGATCAGTTCGTTGCTGCAAAGGCAGCTACCGATGCCCAGTACCTTGCCTTAAAGACTGCGCAGGAAAACCAGTTCAATGAGCAGATGACAGCCGCTCAGTGGCAATTGCTCAGTCAACAAGGTCTTGGTTATGAAATGCTGACAAGCGCGGTGGA